CCTCACTAATATAGCTCTTAATATATCAGAATTTATATTTTGAAGTTTTCTGTCTTTATTTCGTATGTTAAAAATTATCTCATTAGATAATCCTTTATGTGCTACTAATCTTTTATTGTTCATAGGTCTGTTATCCACGTATAGTCCATCAGAGTTTATTACAAGATCAGCACTCGTTTCGTATAAAAATAATTTGTGATCGCCGTAACTCATAATTTCTTACTCTTTATATTGTACTATTTATCACTATCTAACATAAATAACATTGTGGACAAAACAAAACTGATAGAACTAGCACAAGAAAAATACCCTTTTATAACAGCAATCACCTATGGAGGAAATGAGTACGTAGGTATAGTTGTAAATCATGATAATACAATCCTTACATTTTATGATGTAAATAAAATGCCTTCTATGGAAATTAAAAAAGGTTTTCTAGAACTTGGAGAACTTTGGTGGTGGGAATCAAATAGACAATTACCTATAGACATTTTTCTTAATCATGAAATGAAGGAATATCTTCCTTACCTTTCTACATTTGTAATGAAAGATGTAGAAGTTTTATTTGGTCCTATGACATCTTTACAGAATTTAATTAGAAAAAGAATTAAAAGACGTGGTGTACAACTAGTTCGTAAAACTGACTAACCTTCACAAATCCTATTTAATTGTACAATGATTGCTAAAGCATAGCCATAACTATGACTCTTTTTAAAGAAGTAACTATCATCATTAGGCTTTACCCAAACATCTGCTTCTATTTGTTCCCAAGTTTTACCTACTAAATGTCTCTTGCCTGGGCGTATAATCGCAAGTATCATTGCTAATTGTTCAAGACTTTTAGGAGGGTGTTGTTTTACAATTTCAAAATGATTGCTTATGTGAAATAATTGTTCTACAACTTCTTTATGTTCAAATAGTTCCCACATAGGCTCTGTGTTTACTAATTTATCTAAATGTGTTTCATCAACAATATTTGTATATACATGATTATTTAAAAAGTCAACTTTAAACCAGCCCTCTTGTTCTGCTTGTTTATGATCTATTGTACTATAGCCTTGTAAGGGAAATTTAGGAATATTTTGAAAGTAGACACCAGTATTGTGCTTAGTAAACTTACCATCCTTTTCAATACTTGCAGGTGTGTGGCTAATAACTTTTAAAAAGTCATCTCTGTTAGCCATATCTATATCTACATCAAAATCAATCTTCATTAAATAACGAGCTCCACTTCATTAATTTTTGTTCTTTTAAAAACATTCTGTCTTTAATTTGCTGTTCTGTTACAAACCCATCTCTTTTTAATAATTCAATCATACACATCAAATCGCCAATTTCATCTTGTAAGTTACTCATATCATCAGGACATCTATCTTTTTCAAATCTTATTAGTTTACTACAAGCCTGTACCAGCTCGCCACACTCTTCCATTGTGATTGTAAGTAATTCTTGTTTCTTATTCATTCTTCTTTTACAAATATTCCGTCTACCATACGACCTTTTCTGTCTTTGATGTCATCATATGCTACTGCTAAACATTCTTCTAGTGTTGTGCCTTCTCTTTCAGCAATGTTGATAAGAATAACAAGACAATCTCCTATATCATCTTTTACATCTTCTCCTTTACATACACTATCTGAAAGTTCTCCAACCTCTTGTACTAGTTTTAATACTTGGTCCTTACTTGTTGCACCATCAATTAAATTCCTGTCATGATGCCATTGTGACGTTTTTTCTATTAAGTCTTTCATATTCCTGCTACCTCGCATGTTGTTTTAATTGCTTGGACTTCTTCTTTATTGTGTCCAAATTGTTTCATCCAAAATGTTGTATCTATAATGTGCTTTATCATTTCAACTTGTTCGTCGTTAAATCTTGTAAGTAATTCTCCACCTGTTTCACTTAAATACAAAACCCAAGGACTTACTTTCGCACTTCTGATATCATGTACTGCTCTTGCTGGTGTTACTATTTTAAAATAATCTTGCCAGTCATTTTTACTTTCTTCACTCCATTTGTTAAAATATATAATAGTCCTTTCTAACGCTTTTAACCCAGGCTCTTTTTTAACATAAGTCAGTAAAAACTCATCATATAATTTATCTTTACTCCAATCTGCTAATTTTTTACCTTCTTTAATTAGCCACTCTGCAAATTTTTCAGGCTGTAAATATTCATTAACCACACAACTTCTACCAAACTTTGTAAATCCTTCATAGTATTGACTGCGAATAAAATCTTCCATAGTTTTAGGCTTACTAATTTGTGTATTTAATTCATAAAACATTTGAAATACTCTATAACCTAATCTTATATGTGTAAGATCCTTGTCAGCCCAACGTCTTTTCTTTACACACATATGAGCACTTAGAGTTCTTTCACTCATAAATACTTTTTCGCACCATTTACATTTATTTTCCAAAGATGTCCTTGATTGTTTTGTCATCATATCCATGATCTTGAGCCATTGCTTTTAGATCTTCTTTACTATTTAATGATATTAAGTTATTAATGTCCTCTGATTTCATGTGAGGGAATGTTTCGTATATAAAATCAAACACCTTACTTTTCTTTTTTCTGCTGTTAGGCGGTTTTAAGTATGGATGAAACTGTATTTTTCCTGTACCACAAACACTTAGTAATAGCCATTGCAGTTCAGGATGTTTACTAACTTCACTAAACTGATAATTTACACATTCATTTGTCATAAAAATATAGTCTGCGGCTTCTCTGCCTTGCACACTACTACAATACCTCATCATCATCCAGGCACTAAAGGCTTTTTTACCTTCATCCGTTAGGTTATTATAAAAGTTTCTATCCTTTTTGTCAATCGCCGCCATTATATCTTTCAACGGTATTTGCGGTTTTTTAGCCATTACTTAATCTCATTATCATAATAATCATGTGTTCCTGCTCTGTATCTTTCTTTTTTCTCATGTACCAATATAGAGGAACCTATTGCAAAAGCACCTGCACCAAATAATAAAATAATTCCTAATATAAAATTTATAATCTCCATTATTCTCCTTCAAACTCTATTAATGTTTCTACATTAAATCCTGCTTCTTTTATTATAGCACTTCCACCTAAATCGGGCAAGTCTATTGCGGCCAGAATTAAAATATTTTCTCTAGGTATATTCCAACATTGGCAAATTAAACTTGCTATTGCTGTGGCTGTACCACCTGTTGCAATCAAGTCATCTATAATAACAATTTTATCATTAGGCTTTAAATTTGAATTTTGCTGTATGTGTAGCGATGTTTCTCCGTATTCTAACTTATAACTTTTTTGATATGTAGGGTTAGGTAATTTACCAGGCTTTCTTGCAAGTATTAAAGGTAACTCCATATCTCTAGCAATTGGAGAACTAAAAATAAACCCTCTGCTTTCAATTGCTACAATTTTTGTTGCTTTAAACATCATACAACTAGCAGTCATGTCTATAAGTGCTTTATTAAGAGCTTCTGGGCTTTCTAATAGGCTTGTAATATCCCTGAACTGTATTCCTTCTATAGGAAAATCAGGAACTGTTCTAATACTTTCTTTTATGTCCATAAATTTATTCTTTCCCATAACATATCTCTCTTACCAAAATGACCATAATTAGTTGTTTTAGTTAAATCTAAATTAAATAGGTCAAACTTATCAATTATCCCTTTAGGTGTTAAATCTACTTTTTCTATAATACTTTCTGATAAGTCGTCTCTAACTTCTCCATCAGCATATACATATACACTAGTAGGTTCTTTTATTCCAATAGCATAACTTAATTGTACTGTGCAATTATCTGCTTGTCCACATCCTACAACATTATTTGCTAAGTATCTAGCCATATAGGCGGCACTTCTGTCTACCTTAGTGCAATCTTTACCACTAAATGCTCCGCCACCATGTGGTGCATATCCTCCGTAGGTATCTACAACAATTTTTCTTCCTGTTAATCCTGTATCACCATCTGGTCCACCTATAACAAATCTACCAGTTGGATTTATATGCCATACAGTTTTTAACAAGTGTACTTCATCTTTTACAACAGGTAATATTATGTCCATTACACGTTCTCTGACCTCTTCTATGCTTAGGTCGTCACTATGTTGAGTACTGCATACGATAGATTTAATGTACATTGGCTTTCCAATACTGTCATAAAAATAGGTTACCTGAGCTTTACTATCT